GTATTGCAAGTATCCTAACTACGCTAAGAAGGCTGAGGGTGGCAAACGAAAGGGTAGGTAATGGCTCAACTAAAACAATGGCTACAGCAGAACTGGGTAAGGATAGGAACGGATGGATCGATTAAAGGCCCTTGCGGAACGTCGAAAGATAAGAAAAACCCTGACCGTTGCTTGCCTAAAAGAAAGGCTCTCAGCCTCACGAAGGCAGAGAGAGCAGCAACTGCTAGAAAAAAGAAGAAAGCTGGAGCCAGAGGAAAAACAGTCGTAGCCAATACACCCAGAGCAAAGGTAAGAAGTAAATGAGGAAGGAACACAAAAGCAAAAAGGGAGGGCTTACTGCCGCTGGTCGCGCTTACTTCAAGCGCAAGACAGGTGCTAACCTCAAGCCACCAGTCACGGAGTCCAATCCCAAGGGCAAGAAGCTAGCTAGAAAGAAATCATTTTGTGCCAGAATGGCTGGCGTAAAGGGTCCAATGAAGGATAAAAAAGGTAGACCAACGCGGAAGGCACTAGCCTTGAAGCGTTGGAAATGTTAATAAATAAATAATAAATACAATGATAATAGGAAAATTATTCGGAAAAAAAGGAGCAGAAGCAGGTAAAAAGGCTGCAAAAGGCTTATCGAGAGCCTTCGCAAGACGGAATAAAGAAAATAAAGATGAAACTATAGCAAGTCCAGTAAATGAAAGAACGGAGCTTGCAGATGGGGGTGTTGCGCCAAAGATGACTGTAAAGGTCATTCGATTCAGTAAGGCTCCCATGTCAACCCAACGAACAGGTCGGTCTCGCAGAGGACGTTTCTACACACGCACAATTATTGAGTAATAGAGGTAGACGTCGTTAATCAATGCCCGAGTACCGGACATATGCAGGACTAGATGACCGCATCTCTAAGGACGGAGATGTTGGCTTTGTTGGTTTTAATAATCGCATACGACCTGATCAGTTACCACCAGGTATACTTGCTGACGCACAGAACCTACGGACTGACCGTAGGGGTGAGGCTCAGGTACGAAAAGGTATTGATTTAATTGTTAGCCCACTTTCTAGCGGAGCAGCCGCACTTACACTTCCGTTTACTTTAGTTGCAGATGATACATCTGTTACTGCTACACAGACTGGTGGTGCGGTAGTTCTGACAAATGTTGCTGCCACAAACTTTCCTAGTTCTGGAACGGTTAATGTATCAGGTGTATCTGGACTTACTCCTGCGGTAAATGGTGATCGAGCATTTACAAAGAACAGTAGTACGCAGATTACAATATCTGACCAAACCTATAGTGGAACTGCTAGCGGCACTGCAACAGTAAAGTTCGGCATACTCAACGATGGTGCTGTCAACGCTATCTATGGATCCTGTGCTTTCTCGGATCCTAACGCATCAGCCAGTCAGTATATTATTTTTGCCGCCAACACCAAGGCTGTTGCTGTAAACATAGCGACTGGAGTAGCTTCTGATCTTGGTTATCCGTCAGGGGTAACTGTAACAGCTGCAGGATCTATGCTACAGGCGTTCAACAAAGTTTTTATATTTCGTAATGGCGAAACTGCGCTAGAAAACAATTTAAAAATATCTTCAATTAGTTCTGCGATTGTTACTGGTTCAAGTAATACTGCAACTATTACAACAAGCACAAATCACAACTTATTAACAGGAGATATTGTTACAATAAATAATTTAGGATTCAGCACCACTGATCCTAATGGCTCAGGTAAAAGTATTACAAAAACAGGTGATACTACGTTTACCTATTCACTTACAGCAAGCGGTGATGAAACATATACGGTGTCAAGTACCTCTATTGTAGCTACTGATTTCACAAAGGTAGCAAGCGGCACTTATACGCAACCAGTCAATCTAGCTGCTACTGGATTTACAATAACAAATGGAATCGCTACCGTAACAGTATCTAACACTTTATCGGCTGGAGATACAATAGAATTAATTACTGCTGGAGGTAGCACACTAACCAAGGGAACCACTTTTACCGTATCGGAGGCTAGTTCTTCTGAATTTAAATTTTTTGTTAACACTGACGATGTCTCAAATCAGACTGACGTTCACTTCATCAAGCGAGTATCGGTCGGCTTAGGCTTCAGTCACATGCCAGCACCACCCTATGCGGTTTATCATCAGCGTAGATTAGTCATGCCATTCAAGTTCAGCGTTGATGCGTCAGCGGATTCATTTACGGCAAGAGGCATACTTGATGAAGTTATAGCATCCGACATCCTTGACACTGACACCTATGACCAGATATATGCTCAATACAGATTCAATGCCGGAGAAGCTGACTTCAACGTAGGACTTCACTCCTTTACCGAGGACAGCCTTGTAGTCTTCAATCGTAACAGTATTCACTTAATTTCTAATACAACATCTTTACAAGGAGCTAGCACAAAACTGTTAACTAACGAAGTTGGTTGCGTAGCCCGTCAGTCGATTACACAAGTTGGTAATAAGATAATCTTTCTCTCAGACAACGGAGTTTATAGCACTCAGTTCTTTGATGAATACAACCTTCGCGGGACAGAGACCCCACTTAGCGAACCAATTAACGTAACTATTCAAAGAATCAATAAGGACTATTGGCAGAACTCCGTAGGCGTTTACTTTGATAACAGATATTTTTTGGCTGTTCCTGTAGATACCTCAACTAAGAATAACGCTATAATAATTTATAACTTCCTTAACCAACAGTGGGAAAGTATTGACCAGGTAGCTGATGCGGACTTCCATGTTTCTAATCTTTTGGTTGTTGGTGAAGGGGCAGAGCGTGGGGTGTACGTAGTTAACGACCTTGGCGGCGTACAAAAATTAGATGAACGAGTTGATGGGATTGACAGGGTGGTTACTCAAATTGGAGGAGCCGAAAAAACGCTTGATGTTCCGGGGTCTCTGACTACTCGCCAATACACGCTCGGAAACCTAGAAAGAAAAAATTGGAAGCAATTTGAAATGCACCTTGAATCCGATACATCAGCGGTGTCTAACTTTGATATAGCGGCTGAGACAGAGAATCCAGATGCTAATCTTGATTTAGGCAAGCTTAGTGATTTTGTTGGATCAACTCTAGCTGAAGCTGAAGATGTGTCCATACGTGGTAGAATAGGTAACCGTCGAGGTTACGGAATCCAATTTACACTTAACAATACAATCGGGAGACCAAAAATTAGAGCCATTGAAGCCGATGGAGCTATATCCTTCCGTTCAACTAACAAAGCAGAATAATGTCAATTTTATCAAAAGGAACAACATTTTCAACGGGCGATCAGGTCACGGCAACTAACCTCAACGCCTTAGTAGACAGTGCAACGTTTGCGGCAGGAGCTGTGGATGACAGCACTACGGCCCTCGATAGTTCTTCTCCACAAAAAATTATTGTAAAAAATGGAGGAATAAATACTACTCAATTAGCTGATAGTTCAAATAAAACAACCGGTGTGACCTTTGCTAAGATGCAGCACGTTAGCACGGACAAGGTTCTTGGTCGGACTTCCGCTAGCGAAGGCGATGTAGAAGAGGTTAGCATTGTTATAGGCGGCAGTGGAGATGACGGCGTATTGTTTGATAACGACGATATGCTGGACAATGACGATACGGCTGGCGGTTCAGCGGCTCGTGGTGCTACACAGCAAAGCATTAAGGCTTATGTAGACGCATCCTCAACAGATGGATTTAGTCCAACTTCTTATTCTGGAGGAGAAAGTGTGACGCTACCCAATGGTCTCATTATGAAAATGGGACTAACGGCAAGTGTTTCTGCCGATAGTAGTCTTGCAGTTAGCTTTGGAAGTGCTTTTCCAAATGCCGTAATATCTGTAGTTCTAACCAAAAAGGTCGCATTACAAGCTTCGGGTCAGGGTGAACTGACGGTAAACTCTGTATCTACAAGTGGCTTTACCATTAGAAACGGACAAGATTCTGCCGGTCAAGTATTTTTCCAAGCAATAGGACATTAATGAACCCTCTCTTGCAATCAGTTCAAATAGCATTGCAAAACGCTACACAGAAAGAAGCGATCGACTTTATAAATAGAGTCGTAGATTTCTGTGTTGAACACGAGAATGGAAAAGTTCTAGCTGGATGGCCAGAGGATAGCATTCAATTGCTCATTGCATATCATTTAGCCAAGCATACTTTTCTGTTTGAACAGGACGAAGAGGGCAACATACAAGGTGTCTTTATGTGGTATAATTGCAACGAGGACGATGGCTGGTCATTTGTAAAAAACTGGGAAGCCGACGATCCCGATGGTGACACAATGTTCTTAGCTTTTTTATTCGCTGACAGCACAGACACTTTTAAAAGAATGACTCAAAATTTTATTATCAAATGTCCTGAAGTTCTGCAAAAAAAATTAATTAGCATACGATACAGGAATCACAAACCTACTAGGGTAGAATACACACCCAAGTTATTTAACAGAATACTAAGCATCTAATATTATGGGAGGAAAAGGATCACCACCACCACCACCGCAAATTGACCCAGGCGCGTCAATGGGTGAATATTTATTTGGTCAAAACTTTGGTCAGTTTCAAGGGATTACAGATCCCGTGCTGCAACAGCGAATACTTGATGCTGAAAGAACTTTTCGTCCGCAATATACTGCACTAGAGCTTGCTGACATTGGAACAATGGCTCGTGGTATTAAAGCTGGTGCAGTTAACCCTGAATATCAACGCTTAGAGGCTGAACTATCTGGACTTCAGGCTGCTCAAGAAGCTGGAGGAGCTTCACGTACACAACAAGAACTTGAGGATGCTGCTAATACTTTATTTCCTGACAGAGAAGTACCAAGAGGTCGATCAAAAGTTTCTGGTGAAATAACTGCATTTAATGAATCCCAGCAAGCAAAACGAGACGCTTATATATCAGCCGCTGGCGATCCGGGGCAGGATCGTGTAGCGCGTATTGCTCAGATTCAAGAACAGTTACAAGGAATGTCCCCAACCCTTGAAGAAACACCAGGTTTATTTGGTTTATTACAAGAATCATCTGAAAAAGCCTTTAATTTACAGCAAGAGCAACTGAAAGCACAACGTGAAGCCGACGTAAGAGCGTTAGAAACATTTGCACCACGCGCCGTAGAGGCTTTCCGTGCCGCTGATCCTGCTAGCACTGCAATCGCAGAACGTATGTCCCGTCGAGCTTTGGGTCAACTAACCCCAGAAGAAGAACGTAATATACAACAAAGGTCTAGGCAAGCAAGTCTGTCTAGAGGTCGCATTGGTGACTCATCGTCCGTTGCAGCAGAAGCACTTGGTCGATCGGACTACACTGCTCAGTTTGCACAACCAGCCTTTGCAATGAACCGAGCATTAGCCGGTGACATAGGTAGTACATTGCTTGGCCGTCCCTCAGCCGCTATTGGCTTAGGTGGTCAAATCTTAGGACAGGCACAACAGGGTGCAGCGGGAACTATGGGGCCTCAGTTATTTGATCCTAACGTAGGTATTAACCTAGCCTTGCAACAGCGTGGGCAGGACCTTACGTTCCAAGGTATGCAGGCTCAGGCTAATGCAGCTAGAAGTGCTGGCCTGTTAGGTGCTGTTGGATCAATAGGAGCCGCTGCTGCAATGCCAACTCCAGTTACTCTATGTTGGGTAGCGCGTGAGGTGTATGGCATCGAGAATCCCAAGTGGTTACAGTTCCGTTACTGGATGCTGAATGATGCACCAAGCTGGCTCCGTAGCTTGTACATAAAGTATGGTGAAAGAATAGCTAAGTTCATTTCCAACAAGCCACGTATTAAATCAATTATCCGCCAATGGATGAATACAAAAATTAAATAGTATGGCATTTCAAGCAGGAACAGCAGTAAACCCATCATTAGGACAGCCGGACTTCAGTGGCTTTGGAAGAGCCGCAGAGATACAAGGTGCAGCGATAGCTAACCTTGGCGCACAGATTGGCGGTGCTATATTTGCACGTAGAGAAAAGAAAAGAGAAAAGGAGTTAAACAAACAAGCCAAAGAAATGGTTTTTGGGATGCTGAAGAACAAGCCTGAAGTAGCTGGATTCTTGGGTCTTGGCGAGGATTTTACCTTAGATGACGTAACGCCATTCGTAGATGTTGTAGGTGCTAAACCAAGTATAGCCCTAATTACTCAATTAAATATGGCTAGTATGAAGGACACTGCCAAGCGTCCTACCATAGGAGATATAAACAAGCTAAGAGAGTTCTTGCCCAGCGATAAGATAATTGAAGATGGAAGAATTGTTGATACAACTCTTAGAAATGAAATTGTTCCAAAAGACGATCCTCTAGTTCAACAGTTACTACAAACTGACGTTGGACAGTCATTGCTATATGGGTATAAAGACTCTGAATTTTTGGGAACAACAGATGATGACGAAACTCCTGCAGACGATGAAGACACAGCAGTAATTGATGTGGAGCCAGAACCTACTGGTTCACGAGTTATGGAGTTGGGAGGCAAGGCTATAGATGCATATGATTTCTTACGAGAGGCGGGAACAACTATGCAATCCCTTCCTTTGGCTACTTTAAATTTTCTTACGAGTGGAGATCGCCCTACGTTTTCTGAAAGTCTAGATGTTGTAAGGCCTAAAATGCAAACTTTAAAAGATTTAGGAATAGGATTTCCAATCAGTGCAGTTGGAAATCCTTTAAACGTGACTGAAATATTTGATCCACGTAGACTTCAAAGACTAAATGAGCAACGTAAAAACTTGTTTGAATAATATTTAAATACATCTTACTTAGCTTCTAAGGCTAATACACTTATGCCCACTTCTACATTTAGAGATCCAGGAACGGGAAGAGCTTTTAGTTTTAAGCACGAGAAAGGTCTAACCCGCGATCAGTTACAAGCACTTGCTAACGAAAAAAGATTTGAAGGGCTAAAAAGGGAGGGCAATATTGTCACCCGTAACTTGGCTATCGGCGTTGATACAATTCAGCAAAATGTCTTTGGATCAACCTTAGAGGGGATTGGTAAAAGCTTTGATCTAAAGACGCTCGAGGAGCTAGGTGCTAGCGTCATAGAGGAGCAAGAAAGCCAGATAGAAGATCGTCTTAGGTTTGCTCCTAGGACAGAGGGATTTTTTCCATACGTCACGGAAATGGCTGCTCAATCCGCCCCGATCAGTGCGGTTGGTCTAGCTGGTGCAGCGGGTGGATCAAAGATTGGAGCTGCCATTGGAACGGCAATAGCTCCAGGTATAGGCACGGCAATAGGTTACGGTGTTGGCGGGTTTGTAGGAGCCGCTGGTGCTGTACTACCCTTCTTCTACGGAGGGAACAGAGAGCGTCAGAAAGAAGCAATTGAGCTTGGCTACCGCACAGAGGTAGACGAAGGAGCCGCTCTCTTGACTGCCATTCCTCAAGCCTCTCTGGATAGTATTCTAAATTTATTTGTTGTTTCTAAAGTTGGTAAGGCATTTGTCCCAGCCGCCGTTCAAAAGGGTGGAGGTATCTTTACTCGAGTTGCTAAAGGAACTGGACAGGGTGTGCTTACTGAGACTCCTACTGAGCTAGGGCAACAAGTCCTTGAGCGTTATCAGGCCGGGCTTCCTATGGACACCCCAGAAGCTATTGAGGAATACAAAGCTGCCGCTGCTGGTGGTGCTATCCTTGGTGGTATCTTGGGTGGTGGTTCTGCTGTTGTATCTAGAGGTGCTGATGCTGCAGTAGATGTTGAAGAGGATCCAGATAAAACCCAAGAAAAACAAGAGAGAGAAGAGCAAGAGAGAATTAATGAGCTTGATGAAGAGGTCGGCCAAGGGGAGGAGAAGATTTTTAAGGTTGAGTACACTGACCCAGATACCAATGAAAAATTAGTAACCCAGGTAGAAGCTACTAGCTTTGAAGAAGCCCGTGGCGAAGTTGCGGAACGTACTGGTGCTAATCCTAATACGATAGCACTGGTTCCAGAGGTTGCTCCAGAACCTGAGCCAGAACCAGAGCCAGAGCCAGAGCCAGAGCCTGAGCCTGCCCCAGAGCCAGAGCCGAAGCCTAAACCCAAGCCCAAGCCCAAGAAAATGCGCCAGACCGTTAAGGACGCGCTAGGAATTAAAAATTTAGTACCCTATTTCAGGGTTGATCCAGAGACTAGAGAGCCAATAGCTCAACCCGTCGTTGATACTGGCGTTAGTTTTGATCGAGTAGGAGTACGAGCTACCCGCCAGGAGGTGAACGAGAAGTTCAGCGATCAACAGATATTTGATTTAATAGCTAATGCAATAGAAACAGGTGCGTTCAGAGGGGAAAAAACTAAAACAAGGCAAAACAGGGCATTAGAGTTAAGAGGTAGAATAGAAAATAAAGCTGCACAACAAGAGTTTGTTCCTACTGAGCTTGATGAGGAGTTAGAAAAATTATCTCCTATTGGTGAAGAAATTGAGACAAAGAAACAAATAAAGAAGATAGCTGAGCGATTTCGACCTCTTGCCCAAAAACTTGGATTTGATATAGTGTATGTCAGTGGTAACGAGCCTACTGCATACGACCCTAGTACCAATAAAATACAAGTAAACACAAAGAAAATATTTGATGAGATTACTGGCCCTAGAGGAACATATACTCTGGATGATGGCACGGTAGTTACAGAACGGTTTACAGGAGCTAATGCGTTTATATCTGTAATGCGTGAAGAGATTATTCACGGAGCAGGAGATCAAGTTTTAATAAAAAAGGGGATAGATGCTGAGCAATGGTATGTTGATCTTGCTGCATCTTTGACAGACGAGCAACGGGTTGATTTAAATAATAATTATAATGTTAAAAAGAGTTACGGCCAATACGGTAAGCGAGGTATAGAATACGGCTATGGTGCGGAATATTTTAGAGCAGTTGTGCAACAATTATTATACCGCCAAGATAGTGGATCATTTACTCGACCTAGTAGCGCACTTGAAAAAATAAAGGGACTTATAAAATCTACTCAAGCTTACATAGCCAGAGCATTAAAGACTGAAGTTCCTAAGAACACAGAGGCTGCTACTATAGTCGCAGAAACCGCTAGGCTTGTAAAGCAGTTTGATCCTGATGCAAGATTATCAAATCAAAATACTGTAGCCCTAGCTGAGTTCTTTGAGAGGAAGAGAGCCGCAGATGAAGCGGCAGGTTATTCCGTTGATGAGGATTTAGATATTGATGAAGAGGTAGACCCTGAAGCTTTTTCCCCTCAAGCGGAAACCGCAGCACCAGTTCAAGCAAGCGCAGCACCTGCTACTCAAGGAGAACCAGGAAGCGTTAATTTAACAGCGAAAGAAAAACAATTCTTTGATAGTTTTTTAGATAATCAAGCTAACCGCGAAGAACTTTTAGAAGAGGTTCCATCCCTAAGAATTGTTGACGGCATACTTTCAATTGACCCTGCCGACATTGATAATCTTCGTAACTTCGTAGATGAAGTAGGTAGACGCGATGGGCTGAGTAAAGTTCCTCCGCGCCTTAAAACTTTTAAGTTCTACGAACCCTTTTTTACTCAACCAAGCGCAGCCCCAGTTCAGGCAAGTGAAGCACCTACACCTGTATCAGCAGAGACAGTTGCGGAATCAGACAAACCGCCAAGCAAGCGTAAGCCAAAGGAGGAGATAACTACAGTTGATAGGTACTTGAAAACCATTAGTTCATTGCTTCTTGGCATTCATCCTAGGTTGTCCAAACTGATAAATAAGTACTATCAAGACATTGACACAAAGGTTCTTGGTTACATGACCAAGACAAAGCCCTTCTTTGAAAAAATAAATAAGATAAAGAACAAGAAGGATAAGAAACGCTTGACTCAGCTTATCTACTACAGCCGTAGCCTAGAGCAGGATCCAAAACAAGGTGAACAAAGAATAAAAGAACGCGATCTTCTGTTAAGAAAATACGGAATGTATAATGACTATCACCTTCGGGTTAGAGTTATTCTTAATAAAGTCCGCACAGAACTTGTAAATGCTGGCTACGCACCCGGCAACCTTGAGGACTATTTTCCTCGTAAGATTCTGGATCTAAAAAGAGTAAAAGAATACTTTGGAGACACTGTCAGAAAGCCATTCAGTAAATTTATTAATGAGCTGAACTTCGTTACCGAAGCTCGTCAGTTCGTGCTAGCACAACCAGAAAGCAGGGATTTAAAGGGTGACAATTTAGTGATCGCTGTATCCAACAGGCTAGAAGAAGTCAGTAGAACTAACAACAGGCCAGAGATGAATTTAGGCAGTGATGCGGTCAAAAAACTTTTACCTCTTGAGCAAGGCGTGATACTAAAACTTGGAAACAAGAAGACTCTAGAAATAGAGTCCATGTTGTTTGATCAATTCATGCGCCGAGGTCTTTATACAAATTACAGCCAAGGTCTTAGTAACCTCAAGAGGAGAAGTATTGACATCATACCCGACAAGTTGATGGATGCTTATGCCTCACCTGGTGAAGCCTTTGAGTCCTATGTCTATGGTGCTACTCAAGCAATGGAAACCAGTAAACTTATAGGTCGTAGGTTTATGCTTGATGAACAAGGCAGCAGGGCAGAAAGAGCAAGTGAATTAGCAAGAGAACTCCGCGAGCTAGAGAATAGCGGAGCGATTACTCGAGAAGAAACTGAAACTGCTTATGATATTTTCCGGGTTGTTCTTACTCCGCAGGGACGGGAAGAAAAGTTTTTTGCAGGTCTTCGGGGATTCAGCTACTTTACTTTGCTTGTGGAGTTCACCTCTACGCTGTCTCAAGTGTTTGATATGCCATTTATCATGGTTCGAGCAGGTGTTGATAATACTTTCAAGGCGTTGCTTTCACGAAAAATCGGCGTTGATTTATTAGGCATTGATTCAAAGCGCGTATCTGAGGAGTTTCGTGACCCGTTGTTTATGGACAAAGCTGTTCGTTTGGGTCTAAAAGTTACTGGGTTTACCCGCATGGATCAGTTCATGAAAGAGACTAACATCACGGCTAACTTTATGCGATTCAAAAAGATAGCAAGAGCCGCTGCTAATACTCCCAATGGTCGTAGGTTCCTAGCAGAGATGGAGTTCATGGGATTCAATGAGGCAGAAATAATACAGGTGAAAGCCGCATTCCAAAAGGGTGACGTAAATAACCCGTTGGTGCGACTCGCACTCTTCTCAAGATTATCAGAGACACAACCAACTTCCAAAGCTCGTATGCCATTGGCACAAGCTGAGAATCCCAACACTAGATTGTTGTACACAATGAAGTCCTTCTTGGTGAATCAATTAAACCTTACTAATGATTTATATATTCGTCAGATGAGAACTGGCACACCTCAACAAAAGACCGAAGCCTTCATTGGACTCAGCAAGCTATTAATATTCATGGCAATGGTTGGTATGCCCATAGATATGCTGAAGGATTTAATCGCGGGACGCTTGGGTTACTTGCCGGACTACGCATTCAACAATACGGTTCGTATCTTTGGAGTATCTAAATACACTGCGTACAAAGTTAAGCGAGACGGCCTTGGATCTGCGGTTCTTAACTTCTTCTCGCCGGTTGCTTTGCAGCAGTTCGTTGACGTAACCAAGTCCGTGCAACAAATATCTACTGGCACTCCAATTGATAGAACAAAGATAGTTACGATGGCTCCTATGTCGGACGTTATTAATAGAATCTTTGGGTTCACAAAGGAGAAAGAACAAAGAGAATTTAAGCGTAGGCTCAAAGAAGGAGAGCGTCCATTCTTGATTCCTCCAGGTGCTTTATAGTAAAAGGGGCTGCTCCGCAACCAAAATGGAACAGCCCCCAAGGACTAAACAAAAGTGCGGACCATGAAAAACCGCACTGTGCCTAAGATTGCTCTATAGGCTTACCTTGTATTACTATATTACTATATGAACCAACTAACACACGAACCTTTGTGTGGTAGAATCATTATAACATAGGTGTCCTATGTCTTCTGTCAAGTGTAATGCTCTAGCCTGTGACAATTTGCACAAAGAAGTTCGCACTTCTCTAGCTCCTTAATAAAGTCTTTCCGATTTCCCGTCCTCCTAAATTGAGTAATTGGCCTTAATTTTTCGTGTTCAGGCATATGATGACAATCGAACTGCACCGCTTTTCCTGTGAACCCACACCTGTTGCAGACATATCCACCGTAAAAATCCTCAATGGTTTTGTGGTAGATAAGTGACCGCTTCTGGTGAGGCTTCATATCAAATGAACTGCGAGTAATCCTCCATCTGTTGAGTGCCTTTGTTAAAAAGTATCCTGCCTTGGGTATATCCCATGCCCTCCCTCTGCTTGGCTAGAGTCCAACGGACGTAGTCAGTCCCATGTTCCCTCTCTGATAGTGTCTGCCATAGGAATATAATACTGTCAGCGTCCTGTTCTAAGGCTCCACTCTCACGGAGGTCAGACATAATAGGTGATCGGTCATCCCTTTCTGATTCACGGTTCACCTGTGCAAGTAACAGAACAGGTATGTCTAAATCCTTGGCTAGTAGTTTTAGCTCACGGCTGATCTCTGCAACCTGTTGCTCTCTGGATATGTTCTTAGACATAGGCTTTATTAGTTGGCAGTAATCAATAATGATTCCATTTATGTTATGCTTTCTGTGCATTCCCCTAGCCGTTGCTAGTATGTGATCGAGTCGATATACGTTGTCACGGATCCAACAGTTCCAACCCTTCACGGTTTCGGTAGTTTCCCGCAGCGTCTGCATCTTGTCGTCCGGGGCTAGCCCGTCCTCAAACCTTCGCATATGAAGTCCTGACTTTATGCTAAATATGCGCTTCATGATCTGGCTAGCACCCATCTCTAGATTAAAGAGTAACACGCCGTGACCCATTACGCACACGTTCTTTAAAAAGTTTAAAGCGTAGGCTGTCTTGCCGCACCCCGGCCGTGAAGCTAGGACGCATAGTTGACCCGATCCGTATCCTCCTCTGTAGAGAACATCATCAATGGATTGAATGCCAGTCCGTAGGTATTTAGAAAAATCTACCTTGCCTGTAACATCCTCAAATGTTTGATCAACAATAGTTTGTAGATTATCTCTGGTTGGGGTCAGCGATGATATAGAATCGCATTGAGTCTGTATGGCAGTAAGAATCTCCTCTGAGTCCTTGCCTTCTTCTAATCCGTCCTTGATTATCAGCGAGAGCCGGTGAAGATTTCGTGTCCTATGGGACTCAACCATGTCATCCGTTAGTCCTTTGAAGTGCAACTCGCTGAGTCCTGCGTCATGCGTAGACCAGACTGAGTTAGCATCGAGTCCTTTCTGACCCTTAGACATATCCGTGAACAGGGACATCGTGCCAAGAATCACACCCTTTGAGTCCAGCTTGCACATGGTCTCCCACATCGTGCGAGTGTCGTGAGACGTAAAGAAGTCAGCGTTGATTCCTGACTCCTTTGCTTCGTTCAGAAGCGCGTTGCAGCCATCGTTTATTTCAGCCTTTAGGATTGTTCCCAAAAGGCTCTTCTCTAATTCTTTCATGGTTCGTTGGTTCTAATTATTGATTCGTGGATACCATTGATCCTTACCTTGCATAACCCATTCCTCAAGGTAAGCTAGATCCTCAGAGTACAATGGCTGGTCAGAAGTAATAGCAGTGAATCCATCAAATGCTCCAGAAGGGTCAATAAAGAACTGAACGACAACATTGCAGGACTCGTACTTCTCGTTGTCCATGTCTAGTTTATATGTATATTTCATGTTAACCTTTGGATTAATGTAACAAATGCTTTTGCTGCGGTAGCAGGAACTACTCCGTTTCCCAAGAGCCTAAGTCTGTCCACCCTACTGGTAGACCCATTAGATGTTCGACCCAGTTGGGATTCAGCTTGCCCGTTGCTTTCCCGCAATGACCCGCTATGTCTTCCTCCAGATTGGCTTTGTTCCGATTGGCTAGATGCTCTCGGTTCTCCTCTGTTATCTCTGGGTGAACCTTGTTGGCTCTTGGTGTCGGCCACGACTCTTGGTTCTTCCCATTCGTATTGAGGTTCGCCTGGTCTTGCAGGCCATCGTGGTGATAAACCGCTCGCGGTAGTTGGTCTACCCTGCCTAACGCTTTGCCGTCCCTCTCCTTGCTCATTCCCGCTGTGTCCTTCCAGTCCCGTGCCGATGCTGTTGGCCAGTTCT